TCTAATTCGTTGATCTTGCCTTGCAATGTATCCAACGATGCCAAACGGCCCGATGTATCATCTAATTTTGTTTGCAACGCCGCCGCCTGTTCTTCAGCCTGTACCGCGCGTGCGCTCAATTTGGAGATCCGATCTTGGATCGCCGCCTCGATATCAGATTTTACCACGTATTCGACGCCCTCAATTTCTTTGGTTCGCATAATGTTACCCCGTTGTATTTTTGGTTATTGTAATATAAATAATGCCTATTGGCAATTATTGAAATTCGGCCCGTTCGATTCGGATTTGGCGCAAATATTCGCGTGCCTCCTTTTCATCCATATCATCGAACATCATCATTACGGCGGTTACGGGGGATATCAACCCGGCCGTTAATTTGGCGGTTATATCCTCACGTTGTGCGCGCATTTCATCCGGTGTTAATGGCATCGAATGGTAACTAACGCGATAACCATCTTCAGGTAAATTCTTACCCAAATACCGGTTGGCCAACATTGCCGTTTTTTGTAATAATTCCTCATCACCCATACGGAATACCGGCGCAAACTTTTTTTGCGCATCCCGTTGGCCCGATCTGGATACGGCCAACGCATACCCCGATCGCGGATCGCCTGATTGGCGAGATATATCCGATGGGGATAAACCGGCGGCCAATCCAACACGCATTTCGTATTTGCTGATGGAATCCAATAACGAGGCCGGATCGGTTGGGTTGGTAAAACTACCCACCAACGGTTGGCCCTGTGCATCGGGATCTTGAGTAAATACCAAGATCGAACTCGGATCGGTGGCAATACTGGATCGGCGTGCAATCTCATTTTGATCCATTTGGGATAGCCCCGCAACACTGAGGCCGGCCACGTATTTTTGCGCCCATGCACAATCACGCACGCAATGTACCCACATAGAATATAATACGGCCGATGTTAACGAACCGTACACCATTTGCGAGGCGTTAAACGCATCCCATAGAAATCCGGTTTTTTCTGCATGGTACAATACCACGGGCAAAAATGGCCGGCCCTGTTGATCTCGGTACGGATAATTTGCGCCCGTGTGGGTTGGGTGGCCCATATAGATTTGTGATACATCGGCACCCAATGTACCATCGTTGTTTAATTCAAACATACCAAACATTGGGTTATTCAGATCTCGAATATCCAACACATCGGCAACCCAATTATATTTGCCCGTTTCGGGGTGTTTCCGTAATCGCATTTCACGATAGTACGTTGGCACATCCGGCCGATCTGGATCGGATTCGCAATAAACGTAATCCGGTGTAACCAATCGGTATTGGATGCCAGGGTAATCCGTTTGCGCATCCGTGTGTGGGTTTACATCGATGCGTATAAACGATTCACGCAACCCAATAACCATTTGTTGGGTTCGTTGCATCAACGGCCACAACCCCGCTTTAGTTACAAGGCCCTCGCGCGATGTTAACGCCTCTATGTTGCCGTTCATGTTGGAAACGGTGGGCGTTTCATGGTACAACACGGATAATTGGCGGGTGATTTGTTCAAATGGGTTAGAACTGAGATCGGCCGGCCCCCATGATTCACGCCGATCCGCGGGCAAATGGCGGCTTAATTCATCTTCCAAATCATCTTCCCACGCGCCAATAATCAGGCGGCGGCGCAATGCCGTGTGTTGCCATCGGTTTTGGCACTCGGATGTGGGCGCAAATGGTGTAACTGGTATTGGGTATTGCATGTTGGATCCTGTACTCTAATAAAATCTAATTTGGGCGGTGGGTGGTTTATATTTTACATCGATGGTTGGCACCAATGTATACCGCAACGCATCGATACAATGCCCGTATTCATCGCGCGATCGTAATGATTGGTTGCGTTTCATCGTCCACCGTTGCAAACTCATTATAGTACGTTGGCAACGGGGGTGTATAAAAAAGTTTTTGCGTGCTTGTATTGAATGAATCAACGCCGCCCCGTGGTACACACTGTAACGGGGTTTGCGCACCGTTCGAATACGCCACGGTAAACCGTTGGGTGGGTATTGTAATATTTTTTCAAATGCCCGCATCAACAAGGAATTGGACATTTTACCGGCACCGCCCGATCCGCCATAATGGATATTATCGCCCGTCCAACGGCACGCGGCCGGATCGATCTGATTACGTTGGCACATTTCCAATATTGCCCGTGCGTGGGCCTCGGGTGTTGCGGCCCCGCTCGTATATTCATCCAATACATACACGATCGGTTTTTCTGGATCCGCCATGTTGATCGCCGCCAATATGGCAACCTGTGCATTTGGTTGCGAACCGTGATCAACACCGATCCCAAATTCATATTGGCCACCGGGCGGTGCCGGTAAACTTGAAATCATATTTTCATCGAATTGATCGAATACGCGGCCCTCGGGTACGCCAACGGCCCAATCGCCATTTAAACGGGCGGCCCGATCAATTGGCAAATACGTTTGGGCAATGCGATCAATGGTTGATTGTGCAATCAACGGTGCCAACCCGATCGGTGTGGTTTGTTCAACGGTCAACGGCGCATGGTGGCATGTTACGGTACCCTCATCCACCAATTTTTTTAAATACGATACATCCTGACCAACGGGGGTCATTGTAATTCCGATTGTACCCGTTTTGCCCCCGGCACCGCCGCGTAAAACACGGGCGGCCAATTCCCCCCAAACCTCTTGGCCAACCGGCTCATCTATCGCAACATACGAGATCGTAGAAGATGCAAGGCCCAAACCTTGGTTGGCGGTTTTTACCATAATCAACGAACCGTTGCGGAATCGTATAACGGGATGGATGCCACGGAACCCACGCCCCGGTACAAATTCGCAATCAGGATGTAATTCATTTTTTGGACACATATTGTATAATTTTTCTTGGATCGTAATGCTTTGTTGGTGGCTATGTGTGATCAAAAATGCTTGTATTGGCGGCGGATCGGTTTGTATGTATGGATGCGTACCCAAACAACGGTGTATCAATTCGGCACACGCGGCCATTGTTTTGCCCACCTGATTGCCACCCAACAACAATTTGATTTTGGAATCATCCCGCATCCATGCGTGTTGTGGTGGCGTTGGCCGGAAATATGCCAACGGGTTTACATCGGCCCGCCGTTTAATTTTGCGGATCTTGCCAGTTATTGCCCGAATACTCAACAGGCACCCCCAAATGCGCGGCACCCTCGCACAATACTATGGCAACGGGATCGCCCCGCAATTTGGCCAATGCTTGGCACGTCATAATGTAATTCACGGCGCGCGGTTCCGTACCGGTACGCCATTTTAATATCATGGTTGGATTGGATCCCAATTGATCGGCCAACCATTGCATTGATTTGCCGTGTGCCGTTAGATTGCGGCGCACCCATTCGCCAAAATTGGCCATTCGTTTCGTTCCCATCATTTACCCCGTGGCAATCACATGGATCGCACTCGCAACACTCACAATAACCCATTATTTGCGCCGTAATACCAGATCCACACATGTATTATAATCCACATTATCGGCATTGCACACACCGAATATTGCAACACTGTTTGCCACGTTGGCGATTTCTTCACACTCGGATTGGGCCGCGCCGGCACCGTTTGTTTGCAATCTGCAAAACATTTCACGGCACAACATCGGCCCGTGTGTGTTCATCCAATCGGCACCGCATGATACGGTTAACATATCCGTGGCCGTTAAATTTTTGGCCACATCGTTGCGCGCGTCCAGGCTAGATCGCAACATGTTTATTTGTTCGGTTAATCCGGCATTTGGATCGGCATCGGTTTGCCGGTTGTTAATCCACAACACAACCGCAACGGTACCCATTACGCCACCAAATGCGCCCAACGCCACCGCCTGTATAATATTCATATTTTACCCCCTTGGATTGGTATAACGTTTGCCAACTGTTGTACATTTTGTTCGATTTGTTGCCGTAAAACGGGTGGTAATGTAATGATTGCATTTGTGATTTCGGTGATCAATTGTTGATCGGTTAACCCCTCGAATTCATCACCCATATTTTGCTCGGCCTCAATTTGTCGTATGTTTGCAACCACGTGCAACAATTGCCGTTGCAACGCCGCGTATGCTTGCCATGATTGGGCCGCCTGTGCTTGGTTGATTGCATCGTTTAAATCGGCCGCCTGTTTGCGCAATAACTGGTATGTATCGGTGGGCATTTCCACCCGTTCGGCCTGTTCGGTTTCGATCCGGCCATCCTTTACGAATCCGTGCCGCCGTTCCAATACCCACGCGGCACATTTCCAATCCTTGTTTGCGTGATCTTGAATCAACGCCAACATACGATCGCCGTTGGCCGCCTCTGCTTGCAACACATCCCGCCGAAAATCCACAAATTTGCCATGCGGTGCCGTTTGGCCTTTTTTCATCCACATGTAAAATGTTGATTCATGGATCCCGGCAATATTGCATGCCATGCGGTACGTTGATCCACGGCCAACCGCTTGTACAATCAACGGTGCCACCTTTTCAAATTTGCCCGTTTTTGTTTTGCGTTTGGCCGTGGTTTTGGTGGCCTTTTTCGGTTTGGGGGTTTTGTTACCGCTCATTTGTTACACCTCGTTTTGTTCGTTCAACTGTGCAAATTGTATCATTACGCGCACCGCCATGTGGTACCAATAAAATTTGTACAATCTCGAATTGCCTATTTTTACCCATTCCCATGCTATTCCAACCAAACGAAATTACGATCCCATCATCTTTTACAATTCGTTGAATTTCATTTTTACATTTTGCCCAATAATCCATGCGCGTCGGTTTAATTTGTAATTGTTCGAACCCGAACCCGTTATAACATTCCCGGGCTTGTCTGATTGAATACGGCGGATCGTATAATACACCATCGCAATAATTGTTGGGTAATGATTGTAAAAATTCCAACGCATCCATATGATAGGTTGTATCTCTTTCTGGATTTAGATCATTTGTAATTTGTGCCGGGCTATTCCAACCGGCAAACGGATCTACCCATAAACCGTTGTGTACATATTGATCTAACAATTCCCGTATGGGTTTTATTGTAAATGTGGATTTGTTAGGCATTGCCCATATTCTTTTAATCATTTTAACGCCTCTATTATCTAGTTTTTTTTGGAAAAATTTACCCATATCAAAAAAATGTCGTGGTACACGTAG